GGAGGCCGTAGACTGCCGGACAACCCGGGAGGGAAACGGCTGGCTGATTAATTACCTCCGGGACATGAAGCCGCGGAAGATTATCGTGGACGGTGCCAACGGCGCACAGCAGATTCTGGAAAAAGAGCTGAAAGAAAACCGCGTAAAGGGCGTGATTCTGCCGACTGTGCGGGAGGTCATTTTGGCCAACTCACTGTTTGAGCAGTGTTTGTTCGAAGGCAGCATCTGCCATTGCAACCAGGAGAGCTTGAAACAGTCCGTGTCCAACTGCGAACACCGGGCAATCGGTTCTTCCGGAGGCTTCGGCTATCGCTCTATCAAGGACAGAGTGGATGTTACGCTGACCGAGAGTGTGGCACTGGCGTTCTGGGTTTGCCATGAGGACAAGACGAGGAGAAAGCAGAAAGTAACTTATTAGGAGGATGAAATGCATCATTACATTACAAAGTACGACGAAAACGGGAAAAAATATGCCGAAAGCTGGATTCAGTTGAACCTATTAGGCTGGGCAATCTGTTTTAGCAGAAGAAAAATACAGCTGTGAAGAACACAGCTGCATTTTGAAATTATTTTTTCCAGCCACGGCCGGGTTTTTGAGGTGGCGGCAAACGGTCACCGGAATCGATGTGAATTGTTCTTCCGGCTTTCAGCTTTCGGCCATCTTTTCCCGTTTCGTGGTAGGTACCGGCCGGCTGATTATCCGTGCCGGGCTTGATAGGCTTTGACATTTTAACACCTCCTTCCATGTAGATTACATGGAAATTATATCATTAGATTATGAAAAGGCAGCTGCAATCGGCTGTCTTTTATAATACATTTTTTACCGTCCCACCGGGTTAAGTGGAGAAAGGAAATTATCACATGGAAGAATTTAAACCAATTACAACGCAGGAAGAGCTGAACGCAGTCATCGGCGACCGCGTCACGAAGGCGAGAGCCAGTGAGCGAAAAACTGTAGAGGAAGAGTTCAATCAGAAGTACGCAGATTACGATTCCATCAAGACCACCTTGACAGAGAAAGAGAATCGGATCACTGAATTAGGCAAAGAGCTGGAAAAGGCAAAGAATGCCGGAAGCACCAACGACCAGACGATCAAGGAGCTTCAGGCGAAAGTGCAGAAATACGAGTCCGACTCGGTAAAAACGAGAATTGCACAAGAACTTGGCCTTGATGCCGGCCTTGCAAATAGATTGACCGGAGAGACGGAAGAGGACATTCGAAAGGATGCAGAGGCACTGAAGGGAATTGTCGGCAGCACTTCGGTGCAGCGCATCAACTACAATCCGGAATCGACGGCGAAAGATGAAGAAAATGCAGCACTGAAAAATATGCTGCAGGCAATGAAAGGAGAATAAGATATGGCAATTGGAACTAAAGGAACACTGTTTGACCCGGTACTGGTAGCAGATTTGGCAACGAAGGTTAAAGGACACTCTTCCCTGGCAATGCTGTCCGGGCAGACTCCGGTATCCTTCAACGGAAATAAGGAGTTTACCTTCTCTCTGGATGCGGACGTGGATATCGTAGCAGAGAACGGAAAGAAGTCCCACGGTGGATTGACGATCACCCCGATTGTGATCGCACCGATTAAGTTTGAGTATGGCGCACGTGTGTCCGATGAGTTTATGACCGCAACGGAAGAGGCTCAGCTGAACATCCTGCAGGCATTCAACGACGGATTCGCGAAGAAGGTAGCAAGAGGTCTCGACATCGCCGCATTCCACGGCTTCAACCCGAGAACCGGCACTGCTTCCGATGTGGTTGGAAACAACTGTTTCGATAAGGCGGTTACCCAGACCGTGGATTATGTGGCCGCAAAGGTGGACGACAATATTGAGGCAGCTATTGCCCTGGTAGAGGGCTCCGACGGAGACATTTCCGGAATGGCTGCAACCCCGGCCGTTCGTCAGGCACTGGCTGCACTGAAGACTACCGCCGGAGAGAGACTGTATCCGGATCTGGCTTGGGGCGGAAACCCGGGAACCGTGAACGGTCTGCCGGTAGACTTCAACAGAACCGTTGCAGTGGGAGATACGGACCAGGTAATCGTGGGCGATTTCGCCAACATGTTCAAGTGGGGCTATGCGAAGGAGATTCCGCTGGAGGTAATTCCATACGGCGATCCGGATAATACCGGTGTGGACCTGAAGGGCTCCAACCAGGTTTATCTGAGAGCAGAGGTATATCTCGGCTGGGGAATCCTGGACGAGAAGTCCTTCGCACGGGTTAAGAACAATGCCTAAGTACGTGAATACCAGAACCGGGGCGGTCGTGGAGACCGCTTCGGTGTGCTCCGGAGAGGACTGGGAAGAACAGAAAGAGAGTAAACCGAAGAAACCCGCTGCAAAAAAGCAGCAGAAAAACGAAAAACGCTGCACAAGCGCAGCGGAAAAGGACGTGAAGACCGATGAATAATTTTGCAGAGGTTGAGGACATTAAAGCCCTGTGGAGAAATCTAAGCACCGAGGAAGAGGCGAGAGCAGAGGCGCTTTTGCCGGTGATCGCTTCTTCCCTGCGGATGGAAGCGGATAAGGTGGGAAAAGACCTGGACGAGATGATTCGGCGAAAACCGTATCTTGCGGATGTGGCGAAGTCGGTGACCGTGGATGTGGTGGCCAGAACGCTCATGACATCCACCAATCAGGAGCCGGTGTCTCAGTTTGCAGAATCAGCTATGGGATATTCCATCTCCGGCACGTATTTGGTGCCCGGGGGTGGACTTTTCATTAAGAAGAGCGAACTGGCCAGATTGGGACTTCGGCGTCAGCAGATGAAAGGAATATCGTTATGGGCAGAGGACTCCATGGAATAGATGTGATTCTGTACGAGAAAAACAGAATCGGCACGGACGAATTCAACCGTCCAATCTATAAAGAGCTGCCGGAGGTCGTTCCGGATGTGCTGGTGGGAGAACCGACATCCACGGAAGTTCTGGACACGCTGAACATTACCGGGAAGAAGCTGGTGTATACACTGGCCATACCGAAAGGGGATACCCACGACTGGAAGGACCGCAAGGTGGAATTTTTCGGAAAGAAATTCCGGACATTCGGGGAACCGATTGAAGGAATTGAGGATATGATGCCGCTGAGATGGAACAAGAAAGTACAGGTGGAACGGTATGAGTAGCGTGAAGATTAAGCTGAATTCCTCCGGGGTACGGGAGCTGCTGAGAAGCAGTGAACTGCAGGAAGAATGCGTATCGTATGCACAGCAGATTCAGGCGGCCGCCGGAGAACACTTTGCAGTGGAGAACCGGAGCTATCCGGAAAGACGAGGTGCTGCAGTATACCCGGCAGACGATGAAGGTTATTACGACAACATGAAGAACAACACACTGGTGAAGGCAATGGGCGCCGCGAAAGGAAAATAATGATTGAGAAAACAGTGATTAAATACCTGAGCGAGAAACTGAAGCCGGTGCCGGTTCTGATGGAATATCCGGAGAAGATGGACAGCACTCCATACGTGGTGATGGAGAAGACCGGATCCGGAGAGTACAACTGCATCAAGTCGGCCACCATCGCTTTGCAGTCGGTGGAGAAATCCCTGCAGAAGGCAGCGGAACTGAATGAGACGGTGAAAGCGGCCATGGACGAATTGGCCGAACTCCGGGGAATCGGAGCCGTAAGCCTGAACAGCGATTATAATTTTACCGACACCACCACGAAGCAGTATCGATATCAGGCGATTTATAACATTACGTATTGCGAATAGGAAGGAGAGACAATATGGCGAACAATGTGAAGAACATTTCTACCGTTAAACCGAGCGTGCAGGGCGCCATCTGGATTGGCGGGGCAGAGGCAGCAGTGCCCACAACCGCAACCGGGGAGCTGACCGGATTCGAGTGTCTGGGCACCGTATCGGAAGACGGCGTGAAAAAGAAAATCTCAAGAGACTCCGAATCCGTCAAGGACTGGGGCGGCAACACCGTGGCCACAATTCAGAAGGACTATGAAGCCACCTATGAATTCACGATGATTGAGATTCTGAATGAGAACGTGCTGAAAACGTACTACGGAGAAGACAACGTAACCGTAGCCGGGAATAAAATTACCATCAAGGGAAGCTCCGCGGAACTTCCGCAGAGACCGTGGGTAATCGATACCGTGCTGAACGATGGCAGAAAGTGCCGGGAGGTCATTCCGTGCGGAAAAATCTCGGATACCGGGGACATTGAGTACAAAAGAGACGAAGCCATGGGTTACGGAGTGACGGTGACCGCACTTCCGGATGCCGAGGGCAGACCGTTCTACATGTACTATGAATAAGGAGAATCAAGAGCATGATCAAAGAGACACTGAAAAACGGATTTGAAGTGGAAATCCCGGACGAGAATCTGGACGACTACGAGCTGTTGGAAGATTTGGCCGCATTGGACGAAGGGGAAGAGAACACCGGAAAGATTGTGAGCGCCTACAAGAGATTGCTGGGCGCGGAACAGTACAAAGCGCTGAAAGAGCATATTCGGAGTGATGCGGGCCGTGTATCCGCCACCGCAATGCTGGAAACGCTGCAGGAAATCTTCGAGCTTCAGGACGGCGAATTAAAAAACTGATAACCCTCACCAGAGTAATCCGGGACGATGAAAGACTTCTGATCTGCGACTTGGCAGAAACATATGGAATCTTTGATTACAGGCAGTTGCCCCTTCGGGTGGTGGCTGCCTTATTCTCTGGATTGAGGGAAGAATCAAGATTAGGACAGAAAATGCATGGTGTCCGAGGGGACCGGAAGGATTTACTGCTGGCGGTAATCGCCGACGAAACCCGGGCGATTCATGCGGCCCTCATCGGAGCGGAT